CAACACGTAGATAACACAATATGGCACGATAAGAATAATAATTGTGAGATAGAAACAGAAATAATAAATAAATATTTTAATGAAATATAGAATTGTATTAATTTATTTGTATTTTTGTTAAATTAATCGTATAAAGTTGTACGACACCAAACAACTCAATGGGTTTTTTAGAGAGGATTTTTTCAGGTCAATTAGATAAGTACATAGAGAAAAGAGGCTTATCTCAAAATAACTTTGAATCAGGTAAATGGGATGACCTATATTCGTCTCCATCAAAATCAGGTGTAAGGATTAATCAAGATAATGTAACCTCATTGAGCGGTGTATATGCTGCTACACGTGTTTATACGGATGCAATTAGTTCGCTACCTATCCACGTAATGAAAGAGGGTAAGGATAGAAAAGAAAAGCTATTTAACCACCCTGTAAGAACTTTACTTAAAAATCCTAATCAATTAATGACTTCATCTGTATGGAGGCAAATAGCAATACCACACATATTGCTATGGGGAAACTCTTACAATTTAATTGAATTTGAAAAGGGGGGTAGTTTTAGACCAAAAGCAATACTTCCAGTACACCCTAAGAATGTTCAAAAGGTAGAAATACAAAGAGGTGTTTTAGTTTATCATATAGCTTTAGATGATGGTGAAAAGTTTGTAGTTGACCAATCACAGATGCTACACTTTAGATGTCAAGGTGACAATTTAATGGGTAAATCTGTTATAGATGTAGCAAGAGATAATTTAGGAGCGGCAAAAGCAACAGATGATTTTGGTGGTGCATTTTATAGAAATAGTGCTAGTTTGAATGGTGTTTTAACAACTGACGTATCATTAAATGATAAAGCATACGAAAACATTAAGAAGTCTTGGGATAAAGCACATAAAGGGGTAAATAATGCAAATAGCACAGCAATATTAGAGCAAGGATTAAAATACCAAAGCATAACAATGTCCCCAGAAAATGCTCAATTTTTGGAGACTAAAAGATTTGCAATAGAGGATATAGCAAGATGGTTTAAATTGCCACCACATACAATAGCTGATTTATCACACGCCACATTTACCAATATAGACGCACAAGATTTAAACCTAGTTAAGCACTCAATACTTCCATTAGTGGTAATGATGGAGCAGGAGATTGATAGAAAATTATTTAGAGAACAAGAAAAACAAACTACATACGTTAAATTTAATTTAGAAGGATTATTAAGAGGAGATATTAAAACAAGATTTGAAGCGTATAAAATAGGAATACAAAACGGCTTTATGACTTTAAATGAAGCAAGAGCAAAAGAAGATATGAACCCAATGGAAGGTTTAGACAATACTTGGATGCAGCTAAATACTGCTCCGATAGTTGATGGAACAAACCAACAAAAAGTAGAACAAACAACAAAACAAGATGAAAACAACGAAGATAAAGAACCAATACAGAACACTTAGAATAGATACAGGAAACATCAATGAAGATGATAGAACGGTTGAGTTGTCATTTTCAAGTGAGTTACCAGTAAGCAGATATTTTGGTCAAGAGATATTAGACCACGACCCTAAAAGCGTAGATTTATCACGTTTAAATAATGGGGCAGCCTTACTAGAAGACCACAAAGATGGTCAGATAGGTGTGGTTTTAGGTGCTAAAATAGAAAACGGCAGAGGAGTAGCAAAGGTTAAATTTTCAAGAAGCCAAAGAGGGGAAGAAATCTACCAAGATGTATTAGATGAAATTAGACAAAATGTATCATTTGGATATGTTATAAGAAGTTTAGAATTAGAAAAAGAAGAGGAAGGGAAAGAGCCAGTTTACAGAAGTAAGGATTGGATGCCTTTTGAAATTTCTATTGTAGGAACTCCAGCAGACCCAACTATCGGAATAGGTCGTTCAATGGAAGAAGAAAACGAGGTTAAAGTGCCCGATTCATTTAGAACTTTAGGTGATGATGTAGAAGTAATTGAAGATAAAGAAGTTATAAATGAAAAAAAATCACAAAAATATAAAGAGCAAAGGTTAAAATTATTATCTTTGAAGATAAATAAAGCATTGAGTAAACAATAAATCACGAGGTGGAGAAGCCTTGTACAATTTAATTAATAATGAGGTGAAGAAGCCTCACACAAAATTTTAAAAAATGAAACATAACGTAAAACCATTGATAGACCAAAGAGGGGAAATCAATGATGAAATGAATAAGTTAGCCGAGATTGTCTCTGTTGAGGGTAGAGAATGGACTGACGAACAAGAAAGAAAGTTTGATGAGTTAGCCCAAAAAGACACTAACTTAGAAAAGAGAATTGCAGACTTAAACGCTTTAAATGCAAAACAAACTAAGGAAGTAGAAAAAGTTGAAGAAATTGCTGAAAGAGCAGGTAAAGATGTTGAGCAAGTAGTTGAAGAAAAGGACAAGTACAGAAGTGCTTATCGTAATTTCTTAATGAAGGGTACAGAGGGGTTAACAAGTGAAGAAAGAAATCTTTTAGTACAAGCTTCAAGAGCGCAAACAGTAACTACTACTGGTGGTGGATATTTCATTCCAACTGATTTAAGTTCTACTATTGTAGAGTCTATGAAAGCGTTTGGAGGAATGAGAGAAGTAGCAACTATTTTGAACACTGAAACTGGTAACAATATTGACTATCCTACTCACAATGGAACGTCTGAAAAAGGTGTTTTAATTTCAATTAACACTAAAGCATCAGAAGAAGCATTCACTTTAGGTACTAAGCAATTAAACGCTTATAAATTTAGTTCTAACTCAATCATTGTTCCTAATGAATTAATGAGAGATTCTCAATTTAACATTGAACAATTTGTTACAAACTCTTTGTCAGAGCGTTTAGCAAGAGGTACTAATGAGTACTACACAGGAACAGGTGGAGTAGGTACTGGTTCATCTCAACCACAAGGAATTATAAACGGTGCTACACAAGGTAAGTTATCTGCTTCAAGTACTACAACTACTTTTAGCGAATTGTTAGACCTTAAAGCATCAGTTGACCCAGCATACAGATTGAATGGTTCTTGGATGATGAATGATAACTCTTTAAATGTTATTAAAAAATTATCAATGACAACTGCTAACCAATCAATATGGCAGCCGGGCATTATAGGTTCTGCTCCTGCAACTATTGACGGACAGAAATACACTATCAATCAAGATTTGGACGATATGGCTGATAATACACGTTCTTGGCTATATGGAGACTTTAGTAAGTTTATTATTAGAGATGTAGCTGGAATGGCTATTAAGCGTTCTAATGAGGTTTATATGGAAACTGACCAAGTTGTATTCGTTGGATTTATGAGAACAGACTCTCGTTTAATGGACACAGCAGCAGTTAAATATATGAGACAAATTGTAACTTAATTTTCTTTTTCATAATTATCTATCTTGGGGTGGTGTTAAGTCATCACCCCTTTTTTTTAAAAACAAATAAAACCAAAAACAATGGAATTAGTAAAAGTACAACTAAACGAAGCTATGGCAGGAGTAATGGAATCATACCCAGTAGGTGCAATAGTAGAGTTTGAATCAGAAAAAGCAGCAAGATTAGTAAATCAAGGAACGGCTAACTATTTTACAGATAGTGAAGAAGTAAGGGAATTGAAAGAAGAGGTTGCTAACTTAAAAGCTGAAAACAAAAAGTTATTAGCTGAAAACAAAAAGTTAAAGAAAAAGTAATGAGCTATCAAATTACAGTACAACCAGCAACAGAGCCTATAACAACAGAAGAAGCTCGAAGTCATTTAAAAATGGAGGGAGAGAGCTATGATGATACGTATGTAGATACGTTAATAGCAACTGCTAGAGGTTTGTGTGAAAAGTACTGTAATAGAGTTTTTATAACTCAAACTTGGCGACAAAATGAGAACGAATTTAACTTACAAATCCCTTTGGATGTTAGCCCTGTTATTAGTGTAACAAGCGTAAAGTATTACGATACAAACGACACACAACAAACACTAAGTACATCTAACTACCAAGTGGATTTATTAAGCGATACTGCAACGATATATGAGGGTGTTAGTGCTGGATTTCCTGCTACATCAAACAATGTAATTAATCCTATTGAGATAATTTATGTGTGCGGATATGGTTCTGCTGCTGATGTACCAGCACCTATTAAACACGCAATCAAGATAATGTTAACGCATTTATATCAGAATAGGGAAACGGTAAACGTGCCTATGGGTGGGTTCGTAACTCAAGTACCAATGCCTCAAAGTGTAAAAGATATTTTGAGTTTTTATAGAGTTAAACATTTTGGATAAGATATTAATATTATTGCCAATTTGGGAACGGGAAAAGATAACCCGTATATGTTTAGATAATTTAAGAGAATTAAAGAAAGATTTAAACATTGATGTTCTTTGTGTAGTGAGTGAAAACTGGGCGAAAATAGCAGCGTTTGAGTATGGGTTTAAATACGTGTATGCTTCAAATGATTGTTTAGGTTCTAAGATGAATGTAGGGGTTAAAGAGGCGTTAAGGTATAAATGGGATTACTTAATGAATTTAGGTAGTGATGATTTAATAAGTAAAGAATTGTTTAAGACTTATGAGCCACACTTAAAAAAGGGAGTAGATGTTTTAGGGATTACTAAGGTAACATTCTTAGATTCAGTTAGCAAGGAGGCTAAAGAGTTTGATTATAAAATAATGATAGGGGCAGGTAGATGTATAAAAAGAAAGTTGATAGAAGAAGTAGGGGAAATGTATGATAAAGTGCAGGTTGGATTAGATAGAAATAGTGCTAGAAAATTTGATAAATATGGAGCAACAGAATTAGATGTTCCTTATAATATGATAGTGGACATTAAAAGTGATGTTAATATATGGAATTATGAGGAGTTACCATTTAATGAAAAGATAAGTTTTGAAAAAGCAGTAGAGGGATTAAGTTCAAGATATATAGATAAGATATTAGAGTTATGAGATTAGGTCGTTTAGATAGACGTATAAATGTAGAGGAATATTCAGAGGTAATAGATGCATCTGGATTTAGAGTTCAAACGTGGAGTTTACATAAACAGATGTGGGCTAATTTCGTACATAAAAAAGGAAGTGAGCAAGATATTGACAAGAATAGAACAACAAGTAGAACAGTAGAATTTAAAACTACTTGGCATACAACGATAACAAATGAAATGAGAATATTTTATAATGGAGATTATTATAAGATAGAAGATATAAAAGAAATACAAAGGGAAGTAGGATTAATAATAATGTGTACTAAACTACAACAGACTTAAATGGCGAATCAAGGAATAACAATGAAGTTACACGGTGGCTTAGAATTGGATAAGAAATTAGCATCTATTCAGAATAGCGTAGGTACTCGTATTGTTAAAAGTTCATTAAGTAAATCCGCAACCCAAGTAAAAAAGACAATAAAAAATACAGCACCACAAGCAACAAAAGATACAACTGGATTTAAAACTAGCTCAAGAAACGTAACAAAAGGACAATTAAAAAGGTCTGTTCAAGCAGGCTTATTAAATAAGGTTAATGTAGGTAGAAATACTTTTTTAGCTGGTGTTTGGTTTAAAAGTGCAAAAGGAAGTGGGAAAATGAAAGGAACAGCAGGGGTAGATGACGGATTTCACGCTAAATTCGTAATAGATAGGCATAAGCCTAATGCTTTTGGATATTCAGGTGGTAATGATTTTTTAAGCAAGGGAGTAAAACAAGCAGCCCCTACATTTATTAAGACAATGGGTAAAAACTTAGGAAATAAGGTTGCTGCACAAATGAAAAGGGATTTATTGTGATAGGAAAAGCTATATACAACTTATTAAGTAATGATGCTACCGTAAATGGAATAGTATCAAATAAGATATTTCCATTTTTAGCAAAAGAAGATATTATCTTTCCATACATAGTTTATAGTCAAACATCATTAGAACCTATTGAGTTTAAGGATGGGGTAAGTGATTTAGATACTATTGAATATGAGGTGGAAATGTGGACGGATAACCCCATAGGTTTAAAGGCTTTAGCAGATGCGGTAAGGGATGTATTGGATAGATATAGTGGAACGGTAGAGGGGTTAGTAATCCAATCTGTTAAATTCAATGGAGAAAATATGGGGTATAATGATGAGGATAGGTTGTATTTAGCGATGCAATCATACTCATTTAGATTAGTAAAATAACTTTTAAATATAAATAAAATGGAAATAAAATTAATAAAGCCGCATAAATTCGGCAATAAAACACAACCAGCTAATACCGTAGTAGGTGTAACGGTTTGCGTAGGAATGGATTTAGTTGATAAAGGAATAGGAATAGATACTTCTGGTAAGTATAAAAAGGTAGTAAAAAAACCTAAGCAAGAACAAAAAATTAAAACAAAAAATAAGTAATTTTATAAACTAACTAGGTAGAGACGCCTAGTACAAACTTTAGAAATAATGGCAAAAACTAATGCAACAAATGTAAAAATATATAAAGGTGGAGTTAAAATAGGGTTTTTAACATCCGTAGAAGTAAATCAAAATCATTCCGTAAGAGATGCTACAAGCAAAGACAGTCAAGGAAATGCTGAAAATTTAGAAGGTCTAAAAGACTGGGATATGTCAGGCGAACTATGGTTAGACCCATCAGCAACAGTAGGATATGATGAATTAGTAGCGGATTTCAACGCAAGAAGTCAAGTATCAGTAAGATGGAGTACAGAAACAAGTGGAGAAAGTTATCATCAAGGTAATGCTTATATTACTTCATTAGGAGCTTCTGCTGGTGTTGAGGAGAACATATCTGTATCTGTAAGTTTTCAAGGTACGGGAGCTTTAGCATACATTCAATTAACGTAACCAATAAATTAAAAATATGAAAATCGGAGAAAAAGAGTTTACAGCTGTAATTACAAATAGAGTAATTAAAGATATTGAAGAGGAATTTGGAACAGGAGAAAGACACGGAGAAATGTCTATCTTTAAAATCCTTTCAGATGTAGAGGGATTTAGTCAAACTAAAATGGGTTTATTAATATGGCACTCAATAAAGAGTGATATAACCTATGATGAATTTCTCGACAATATACATCCATCTCAATATGTTCAAGCAGCAACCGAAGTAGGTAAAGCTATAAATGCTTGTTACGAGGTAAAAAAAAAGTAAATGATAACTCTGATGGTGGCGAATGGAATTGGGATGAAATGCAAAGAATATCAACAGGCATTATGGGATTAACTCCTAGTGAGTTTTGGAATAGTCAACCTAGAGATATAATATTAATGTATGAGGGTTTGCAGATGAAGCGTGAATATGAAGAAACGAAGCATTTGCAAACCCTTATTGCTAATAGGATGAATACGGCATTTTTATTAAATATTCACACTAAAAAAACAATAAGACCAGAGCAGTTATATCAATTAAGTTGTGATGATAAACAAAAAGAGGTATTAACAAAAGAAGAGATAGAAAAATTACATAATGAAAAAGACCCTATTATAACAAATGGAAAAATAAGAGGGTATAGAGATAAGTTTGGGAACGTGGAGTATATTAACTAGGTAAAGACGCCTAGCACAAAAGAAATACAATGGCTAAGAGTAGTGGGTCAATATGGGTAAGTTTGGGTCTTAATACTGCTAACTTTTCAAAGGGGGTAAGTAGAGCAAGAAAAGACTTAAACGGATTTCAGAAATTTACAAGTGGGTTAAAGGGAATGTTTAACCCTTTTACTGTTGGTATAGGAGCAGTAGCAGGATTAGGGGCGGCTTTACATGATGCGGTTGGGATATTTAATGATTTTGAAAAAGCAAATAGTAAATTAGAAGCTGTTTTAGGGTCAAGTGGGACTGCTGGTGTAATGTCAATGCTTAGTGAACAATCTAAAGCATTAGGAGCAAGTACTGCTTTTACTGCAAATGAAGTAGCTGGATTACAAACAGAATTAGCAAAATTGGGTTTTAACCCAAGAGAAATAGAAAATATGACTGGGGCGGTGTTAGATTTAGCCGCTGCCAGTGGTACAGAGTTAGCAGAAGCCGCAAGTAATACTGGTGCAATAATAAATGCTTTTGGTTTAGAGTCAAATGAGGCAGCACACGTGGCAGATGTAATGGCACTTTCGTTTTCGAGGTCAGCTCTGGATATGGAGAAGTTCAGCGAAACAATGAAGGTTGCCGCTCCAATTGCTAAAGCTACTGGGGTAAGTTTAGAAACGGCAACTGCCGCTGCTGGTAAGTTAGCAGATGCAAACATAAGTGGTTCAAAAGCTGGTACTGATTTAAAAAATATTTTCAGCGAATTAGTAAAGGATGGTAAGCCTTTTGCTGATTCTTTAAATGATATTGCCGCAAAAATGAATAAGGCAAGTACTAAGGCTGAAAAATTAGCAATAGCAGAAGATTTAGTTGGAGAAAGAGCAAAGGGTTCTTTACTTGTTTTAGCAGAACAAAAAGATGAATTAGGGTTATTGGGAGATGCTTTTATTGATGCAGATGGTAGTGCTAAAAAAATGGCTGATACTATGTTAGACAATGTGTCAGGTAGTATGACTAAAGCTGGTAGTGCTTACGAAGGTTTTGTTTTAAGTATAGAAGATGGAGAGGGAATAATAAGTAAATCTATACAAGGAATAATAGATGGATTTACCGATGTGTTAAGTACTATAACTAAATTAAATAGTTCTGATATGTCATTCTTTAAACAGGCTGGTGCTTTAAGCGGCGGTATGGCTGAAGATATGGTGTTGGCAGTTATAAAAATTCAAGACAAGGCTAATGAGTTAGTAAAAACATCAAAAAGTTTAGCTGATGTAACAAAAAATACGGGGACTGCTTTAAGGGTTTTAAAGGGTCAGTATGATGCTGGGGGGCTAACTTTAACAGAATATAACAATGCCAAGTTAAGAGTATTAGGTACGGCTAAGACAACTAAAGAAGTCATTGAGCAAGAAAGCAATGCTGCATCTAAGTTAACCAAAAGAATTGCTGAAACAACAAAAGGAACAATAAATCTATCAAAAGCAGAATTAGAAGCAGCAGAAAAGGCAAAGAGATTAAAGGACGCTTTAGAGTTTGATTTAATTATAGACCCTAAAAAGGCTTTGTCAGATGCGGTAGATAAGTTAAAAGGATTGGAGTCTTACACCGGAGATGAAATGCCTAAATTAGCTATTCCTATTAAACCTGAATTGCAAGTAGATGCAGGAGTAGAAATTAAAGGAGGTGAGCAATGGACTGAATTAGGGAATGAAGTAGGAGGAGTTATAAGTGATGGAATACAGGCAGGAGTTGTTGCAGGATTTTCAACAATGGGAGAAGCATTAGGAACTGCTTTAGCTGGTGGAGATGTTGCGGCAATAGGACAGGCATTTTTAAGTCAAATAGCAGGAGTTATAGATGGAATAGGTAAGCAAATGATAGCATTAGGTACTGCGGCATTATTGGCTAAAGAAAGTTTAAGTAAATTATTTGCAAATCCAGCTTTAGCTATTGGAGCTGGTGTTGCTTTAGTGGCGGTTTCAGCAGCAATGAGTTCTTTATTATCGGATAGTGCTACGCCATTTGCAGAGGGTGGTTTAGTTACTGGACCAACAATGGGATTAGTTGGAGAGGGTAGAGGTACAACAAGAAGTAATCCAGAGGTTATAAGTCCTTTAGATAAGTTACAAGCAATGATAGGTAATGGAGGAGGAATGAGTGGAGAGGTTAAATTTAGAATAGAGGGGAGTGAATTAGTAGGAATATTAAAAAGAGAACAAAAGACAAATAGATATAGTAGATAGATGGCATACGCTTTAAAATATTATCATAATTTCCAATCAATAAAAAGCTATGGTAGTGGCTCTGAATATCGTTTAGAAATATATTTAGAGGGCTATGGAGGTTCTTCAAGTGAATTAAATAAGATAGAAAGAAACTCTATACAATTAGATAGGGCAGGAGATTTACTAGAGAATGTATTAGGAACAACATTATCTTTCAATTTGTTTAACCAAACAGAGGGGCAATTTAGCGAGTTTAGAGATGCTTCTTGGGGGGACTATATGGTTAAGTTAATATTTGACCCAAGTAGTGCAAATGAGACTAAATTTATAGGATATAATCAAAGTGAGATATACACAGAGAGTTACGACCAACCACCATATACAGCTAAGTTAGAGTTTACTGATGGTTTAAGCCATTTAAAACACGTTAGATTTGATAATAGTGGCACTTTGTATGAGGGGCAAAAAACTATAATTGAAGTACTAAGATTGTGTTTGAATAAGTTGCCTAATCCTGTTAAGATACGTGAGTTTGTTAATGTGTATGAAGATAGTATAAACAGCACAACAACAGATTCGATGCTTAATCAAATTTATGTTGACGCGAGTGTATATAAGGAGAAAGAGAATAATGGTGATGACAGTATTGAGGCTGGTTTCTTTTGCTATAAGGTAATAGAAGAAATTTTAAAGCCTTTTAATGCCCATATATTTCAAGCAGACGGATTTTGGTATATAATAAGAACACAAGAGTACAGAGGTAATACAATGTATTATCGAGAGTTTAACGCTAATGTAGGAACTGAAAGCACAGTAACAATAGATGCTACTGGTAGTTTTACAACCAATAATAGAAGTGTTACAGGTAAAAATGGAATGGCTAATGAGTTGATATTGGTTGCTCCAAGTACTGAAATGAGTATAGACCCACCATTAAATAGGGTGCAGGTAACATATAACCAACAGAATTTAGATGCTAATGCTGCTAACTTGTTAAAGAATGGGTGTTTTGATTCAACCTCTATCAGTAGCGGTAGAACAATACCTGATTTTTGGGATATTAATGGAGATGATTGGACGACTTACAATTCATTTTTTACAGCTTGGGGAGATAAGTATTGGCAATTTGAACCAGTAGGACAAGAAACTCAAACCACAATAGATACTACTAAGTATATAGAGCAGTCAAAAACAAATATACCTACATCAACCTTAGATAGCTTGTTGTTAAAGTTTGATTTTGTTATGTTCGCAAGTTACCAACACGTTCAAGGAGGTTCTGCTAATAATCCTACTTACTTTATAGAGAACAATTTAGAGATTGTTTGGGAATTTGAAATTAAGTTTGGAACATATTATTTAGACGGAGACAATATAAACGGATATAGTTGGACTACAACAGCGAGTAGAGGTCAATTAAAAAAGATAGGTCTAGATAGTATGTCTAGTAGTGGCGCTAACAATAAGGTTTATGAGATTTCAACACTACTCCCTACATTGCCACAATCAGCAATAGTAGACTTTAGTATTAAAATCTACAAACCATATCACAATATAGATGCTTATTTTTCAACTAATCCTGACTATACGTGGGACTTAACCTATTTAGGTCATAGATGTTTTACGTTGATGTATTTACCTGAAGAAGCACCACCACAAGAAACACAAATATTATATGCTAAAATAGATGAAGATGAAAATGTTGAGGAGATAGAAACTATACACGGTGATGGTACTAACTCTGTTACATTAAACTCATTTAGAATATCAACTGGAGTAATTACTGATAGTTGGGATAGAAGAGGATTATCAGACGGAGTTGGAATATTAACGATACTATTAAGACAGTTAAGAGATTTAAGAAGTCAATTCTTAAAGAATTTAGGTGGTATGCTAATTGGTGAGTTAGATTTTTACAATACAATAGAAGAGAATAGTGTTAGGTATTGGATGAAAGATTATACTTGGACAGTTGAGTTAAATGAGTGGGATGTTGAATTGATGGAGTTAAGAAATGACTCGGCAAAAACAATGGATGTTGTAGATGATTCGCAACTTGCTGACTTCGGAGAATTTGGAGATGATGATGGTGGTACACTTCCTTATGACCCTGGAAGAAATAATTTGGTGGTATCTCCTCCAACAAGTATAATAGTCAATCAAAACAACTTAAATAATTATTATTAATGGCAATTTTACCAAAGATAGCATATAATTTTAATGAGAATAGTGCTACAACTATTAGAGATTATTCCGAGAATGGAAATGATGGTAGTAGTGCTACTGTATCAACTGCCGTTAGTACAAGGATAGGTTATGATTTAGTTTTTAATGATGCTGCTGATACTGTTGATATTGGAAATATAACAGATTTGAACGGGGCGGATGAGCTTAGTTTGCACATATCTCTTTTAGTCACTTCTGATAGTGGCTCGAAGTATATTTTTTCAAAATCAAGTCAAATAGTGTTGGGTTACAATTACACAGCATCAATAATAGTTGCTCAATTATATGTTAATAGCGGTACAGCACAAGTTTCTGCAAGTATGAGTTTAAATAGTTGGCACGATGTAGTTGTTACTTATTCTAGTGGAAGTCTAAAACTTTATATTGATGGAGTTGAAGAGGATGAGGATACTACTGAAACAGGCGTAATAGACTCAAACGCTAATACTATGTATTTAGGTAATGATACTTCTACGGATAGTGCAATTTTTAGAATTAATGAATTAAAACTATATGATGTAGAAGTAGGTCAGTCAACTATTGATGCTTGGGTAAATGAGCAAAACGGTGTATTATCAAGCAATATTGAGGATGGAGAGTATGTAGTTGGAGATATATTAGCCGCAAATATAGAAAATAGTCCAGTTTACGCAATATGTAGTTTTGTTGATACTGATAATACATTTAGATTCTATCCTATTACCGACGGTATAATAGGGGGAATGAACTTTAGAAGAGTTGGCAACTTATTTAATACAGATAGGCAAGATGCTTTAAAATTATCAAAAGGACAAATTTGCTTTTATGATGGTGTTAGCTTATCATCAGAAGTGTTTGACTCATCCAAAAAGACTTTTTGCGTTAATAAGTACGGAATAATAAGGGAAAGTTCAACAAAGACTGCTAATTATACAGTAACAAGTTCAGACCAAAGAATATATGTAGATTCGAGTGGTGGAGCATTTACAATAACATTAGAGGCAAGTCCGACAACAAATAGAGAAATTGAATTAATAGACAAAACAGGAGATTGCATATATAGTAACGTAACAATAGATGGTAATGGTAATAATATATTAGATGACACTACCATACCTATGGATGATGCCTTTTGGAGTTGTAAATTAATATTTAATGGTACATTATGGAATTTAATATAAAATTATGAGTTATTTAGGAGGTACAGATTATTGGATAAAAAGAGCAATTAGAAATATTAAAGCTGATTATGGTGATGATGTTAGTGTTTTGTCTAAAAACAAATCATTAATAAAATACGGATTAAATTCAGATTTAGATAACGGAACAAGAGAAACTATTTGGGAGGTTGGAGGCGACGAAACCTATCCAACTGGTAACAATATAGATATTGTAACCTCTACAAATGCAGGAGATAATCAGGAGGTTGTTATAGAAGGTCATACATTAAGCGGTTCTGATTTAACCTTCGTAAGTCAAACGGCTACATTAAACGGAACGGCAAACGTTAGTTTATCAACGCCACTTTATAGAGCGAATAGACTTTATAATAATGGTAATACAGATTTTGCTGGAGACATAACAGTAGAGGATAACGGGACAAGTGTTCATTTAAAAGTGGCTGCTGGAGCTACAAACCAATCTTTAAAGTGTGCAACTTCTTTAAGTAGTACGGATTATTGGATAATAACGGCTTTGGATTTTTCTGTAAGAAGGGCAACGGACGCTTCAGTAGATTTTGAGTTACAAATAAGAGAGTATGGTAAAGTATGGCGTACAAGATATTATGCAACATCTAACAGTTTTGCTGGTGCTCAAATATTAGGATTAAAACCTTGTATAATAGTTCCTAAAAATGCAGACGTTAGAGTAGTAGGAACAGCAAACGTAAACAATACTGGAGCGGCAGCATCTATTCATGGAGTTTTAGCAATTGTAGTATGATAAAACCTAAATCTATATGCACTATTTGTAGCAAGATTAAAAAAGATGATTGCGACAGATGTAAAAAGAAACCTTTTGAGGGTATCAATAGAGATAATCAAAGGTTTTACAATTCGAGAAAGTGGAGAAACAAAGCAAAGAGCCATAAAGCAAGAAATCCGCTTTGTATTGAATGTTTAGCAGAGGGAAAGACCTCTTTAGCAGAAGTAACTGACCATATTAATCCAATAGATAAAGGAGGGGATAAATTCGCAGATAGTAATTTACAATCACTTTGCCATTATCATCACAATAAAAAGACCGCTAAAAGTAGAAAGGTGTAAAAAACATAACCTTTTTTTCAATAGATTAATTTATTTTATTATATTTGTCCTTTAAATAGATTTAAGTATAGATATGAAAAAAAATATTTTAAATATAGCTAATTGGCTTCTAACAGGTTATTTTGTTGCCTTGATTAATATTGTTCTTTTTAATCATAGTAAATACACATTTGTAGAAACCCTATTACTTTCTTCGTTATTATCTTTTATATTTATATTAGTTGGGTATCTAGTATCCAAATTAATAAATGACTAAATAATTAAATCTAAATGTCTAAAAGACTAATAGTAGCATATAAGGATAAAGAAGTATTAACTGATACATCACTAACTAAGTTATGTAAACAGAATACTAACTTTAATTATGGATATTTAAAGAGTAAGAAATACCCTTTCACATATAAGGGTTGGCAATTTGAAAAACGTAAAATTTAAGATAATGGAAAATAAACTAACAGAAATTAAAGTAGATATAAAAACAAGTGTATCAACTAGAAAGATTGATAGAATAACCAGAAAGATTGAGAGACTTACAAAAGCATTGGATGAATTAAATGATTTTAAAGTTAATGTTGAAGTAGTTACAATTAAAAGGTCGAAAGATAAATGGTGGAAATTCTTTAAATAAAGAAAAGACATGAATGTAAAGGAATTAAGAATAGGTAACTATATATATTGGCAAGAAATAAGGATTGTTCGTGGGATAAACAATTTAGACGAAATAATTACTTGTTGTTTAGATGGGTCTGATAATTCTTATGATGAATTATCAGATTTCACACCAATCCCACTAACAGAAGAATTATATAGAGAGGTAGTAAAAAGTATTGATGAAAACAATCAGTCTATGTGTATTAGTATTGGTGGAGGCTTTGAACTTTATTACAGTAATGGTAAGGTGTTTTTAAGAGTTGGATGTGTAGGAAATACTTTGAGATTAAAGCACGTTGATAATTTACATTCTCTACAAAACCTATACTTTTCGTTGAAGAATAAAGAACTAACAATAGATAGATATGAAATATAAACACTTTTGTATAAACAATGAATGCCCTGAATCACCACGTAAGGACGTCATATCAGATAAGCCTAAGGATATATGTAAGCATTGTGGTAATAATCTAAAACAATTAGGTATAGTAACTAATATAGTACATAAAGGAACTCAAGAGAGTTTTAATAAGATGAGAAGATGAGTAAGACAGTAGATATAAGTAAGAATGTCAAAGGCACATTCAAGAAGATGTTAAGAGAGTTTAAGAAGATAGCTAAGTTATATGAGGTAGAATATATGCCTATCAATACAATAGAGGGAATGGTCAAAGGGTATTACTTAGATGTGACACTACCATCTAATAAGGGTAAGGTAAGAGAGTTTACCAATAACTATAACAACACAATAGACTTATTAGTTAAGTGTTGTAAGGAGACAGCCTCCACACACCCATCAGGTAAAGTGCCTATTAATATACTATATCAATACATCAATCAGATTATAAATAATATATGAGTAGTACTAATAAGCTAATACATATAGCAGCACATCTATT